ATGTAGTTGCAGTTGCGCCTGCTTTATCGCCAGTACCAATTCCATCAACAGCGAAGGTAAGGTTTGCTGCACCACCACCTGCCAACAATGCGTCAGTAACAGTGAGAACTTCGCCATCTACATAATTTTTACCACCATTAGTCATAGTAACAGTAGCAGCACCAGTAGAAGGAGCAACAACAACTGTTACTTTCAAACCAGTTCCACTACCACCCGATGGTGATAGATTCTCATAAGTACCTGCTGTACGTGATGCATCAGCAGCAGAAACTGTATCAACATCAAGTGCTTTACCAGTCACAACTTCAATCATCTGACGGTTTGCATCAGTAGTAGTTGGAGTATCATAAAACAGATCGCCAACAGCAAATGCTGGTGAAGCACCATCAAGAGAAATCTTCAATGTATTACGTGCTTTATCAAAGTCATGTACAAATCCCCATGGACCAGGTGTAACACCATTTGCTTGAACAGTGTAAGTAGTACCACCAATAATAAACTGATCTGCTGCTTTCCATGCTCCACCACGCAATTGGTAGATATAAATCTCATTATAACTCGGAGTTAGCACAGTTCCAATAGATGATCCAAATCCAGCATTACTATCTTCGGTGTTAGCAACAGCAGGTTCTGCATATGTATTAAGGGTTAGTGCAGTAGCAGCAGTTACTTCAATGGTTAGGAAACCATCAGTACCAGCAGTACCACCCTTAGTAACACCTGTGGTGTATTCAACACCAGTTACACCTTGTGTTCCATCAAATTCTTGTGACAATCTAAATGGATGTCCAGTATTAGATGCATCTGATTGATCATATCTATAAGTTCTTTCAGCATCAATAATAGACACTGCATCCCCCGAAAGTGGGAAACGATATGGATTACCAATCAAATCCTCAGCAATAATAAACTTATCAACATTGTCAATGTTTGCCGTACCTTGGGAAAAGTTAAGATTCGTAGTTGCAGAAGATAAACCACCCGCAACACCTTCGCCCTCGGTAAAGAAGTTCAGATAATAATCACCAGAGTCCGTCAGTTGAGTGATTGTAGCACCATCATTATGGTTTACATCAGATGTACCATAACGTCCACGCTGAACTGTTAAATCATTACCAGCAACAGCATCAATTTGAAGGATTTCATTATCAATCCGCATGAATGCTCCTTCCAGAAAACCAGTAGCATCAGTTACAGTAAGTGTTAAGTCACTTGCAGCATATGTGCCACCTTCACTAATAGTGGTGGTAGTTGCAGAATCAATAAATGTCTTTACATATGCACCAGCAGGGATAGCACTAGCACTAGTGCCATACACACCACGAGTGATGGTCAGTACATTAGTTGTTGTATTAATGCCAGAGGCATCGATTTGAGCAATTTCAGTTCCTGCGGCGGCAGGATCAGTTGAGATTGCCAACAGAGTGGCATCTGCAAGTCCCGTATTACGAGAAACATTAACAGTAGTTGCACTATTACTAACATCTGTGCTGGACAGATACATTGTCCCAAGCGTTTCATCATATCCACGAAGAACACCAGTAACGCCAGAAACTGCACCAGTGATAGTTTCACCAACTTGAAGAATACCGATGAGATTATCGGAAATAGTTTCAACTGGATATACTTTATCTACCTGGACATATCGATTGACAACCGATGTGTCCTTAAATACATCAAGGAGTTTGGCGATACCACCATTAATACTTACAATATCAGTGGCAGGAATTGCTTCTGAAAAAGTAATGCCAGGAGTAATTTTTAGTTTGTACCCACTGATAGGATTACCTTTCTCAAATTCATAATTAGATGGTTCGTTACCATCCACTGTGAGAATCTGATCGTAGTCTCTCACGGCAGCGCGATATGTGACTGCGCTACCACTTTGGTTAGCAACAGTCATCACCGTAGATGCTGTACTTTCAATATCTACTTTATAGAGTTCTGTGTTAGTTGTTGCCCCTGGTTTTGCAGCGGCGAGTCTTCCTGCTGTCATTTGTTAATTACCATCCTGCTTGGAAAAATGATTGTAGTCGTAGTTGTCCGCCAAGGACGGGAGCAGATAGTGAACCACCGAAGGCAACACCAACTGCGTCAACGTTGTTAGTAGATAGAAGTGTAGCATCACCAGCGGGGAACTTAATAGTTACCGACTCTTCAATGTTAGATGCATCGATAGTGACAATACCATTAAGATTATCTGGATTGTTAATCTTCATGTACTCCATCGTCTTGAACGCAAGAGTTTGTGTTGCTCTTTCCGTTACAAGTTTGTTGGCATCCGTTCCATTATTTAGCGGTTCTGCCACACTACCTTCTGGGAAGGTATATTGTAAGTTGGTATTGTCATTGAGATTACCCAACGCAAAAGTAATCTTCTTAGATGACTCAGTAGTATCTTGGAAGATAGCACCCTCATATACCTTGTTAGTAAGTACCTGAGTTGATGCTTCACCAACAACAGTAACGTTCAAGTCTGGAAATGTTACTGTTCTATCACTAGTAAGGACAGATGAGTTAAAGATAACATATCTTGTAGGATTGTTCTCATCAGTAGACAATGTGTTGGAGAACGTGGGGTTAACCATGTTCTTGTTATATACATCCTGTTCAGTAATATTATCCAACAACGTTGACTGACTAATACCCGCACCAAAGTCTGGAAGACGATAGATATGCTCACCAGGAGCATCCCAAGCATCAGTTTCAAACTTAGCGATCTTTGCAGTATCAGTAGAACCAGTGATACTCAACTCACTATCTTTAATGATAATAGTCTTGTTAGTGATAGTTTGGAACGTATCAGTAGCAAGGAATGTTGTTGTAGTGTTGCCACCAACAGATGGGAAGTCAAATCTTTTTGTACCACCAGCAGTAGATACTGTATCAACATTAAAAACAACTTTCTTAGCAGAGTTTTGATCCCCTGTAAAATAAGTTGTAGAGTCATTAAATTGTGCAATTCCACTAACAGAAAAATAACCACTACCCTGTGGTTGAATTAACATGTTAGAGTTAGCAGATGCTGTATCTTGTACAAGCATTCTAACGGTGGATGATCCGTCAACGTTAGCAATTCTACTTTGATAAAGAGTAGAAGTACCAAAGGTAATACCTATTTCATCAACTGCCGATTGAAATAAACCAGTATCCCGATCCAAGTCAAACGCCAGTCCTGGCGATGATGTTGTTCCCGCAGCAATAGATCTAAAAAGTTGATTAACCTTAGTCTTTCTGTTAGGGATGAGAGGATCAGAGATGACGATAGGGAGAATTGCTTCTCCTGTTACTAGTTCATCAGCAATCGTATCAAGTTGTGATATTCTTTTAGTTCCCACTGATAACCATCGGTGCTGTTCTTCCCAGTTATTTATACGTCTTTACAAGTCATCAATGCTTTAAAGTTTTTGTACTTTTCTAGTGCTTTATGATGATATTTGATGTTCTCTTCTACCTCATGGAGAATAGATTCATAAAACAATTTAGAAGATACTTCATCATCCCCTAACCAGTCCATAATCATGTCACCCAAACGATCTCGCCGTTGCTCAGAATACGAGGGCATCGCTCTCCACCTTGGATTCAATTCTGGATCTTTTAAGATCTCATTGTAAATAACATCAGTCATAGTAATTCTCACATGGTAGTAATAAGAGCCCGATACCTGATTTGAACAGGTAACCTACGCTTTACAAAAGCGTTGCTCTGCCGTTGAGCTAATCGGGCACATCTTGATAGTTTTCAATCATCTCTGTCATCTCAAATAGAATAGGATGACATTCTTCTTCAATTAAATAATCCGACCACTTATAGAGGTACCTCATAGTCATATGAGGATTAGTGTTTGCTTCTGCTACTACATCAGCATCGGTAGGGTCAAACCCTTCATCTTCAAAAGTAAAGGGTAGACCATGAATCATGAACATCTTAACTATGCCAACATCGTCTAAGTAACAATATGCACTAGTTATTTTGAACTTCATGTGCTTCTTCTGCCATTAGTTTAGCAATTTTATACTCTATTGCAGCAAGAGCAAGTGAATACGTGTCTGCTGTACTACTATGTAGTGTGTTGCCATCTTCAAATGCTAGCAAAGAGTAATGCCAGACATTATCAATGTCGGAGAACCACAACTTGATATCAAGTGTTAAGTTCCTTCTGCATTTGACTGAGTTCTTCATTAACATACTGTTTAACACCTGCGGGATCTGGTTGCCAACCTTCTGGCAAAGGTAGTGGAGGATTATTGGCAGTCTCAATAGTTTGAACTGCCTTTTGATAATCAGGTAGAGGAACCATCAACACTGATGGTTTTCCCTCCTGAGTGATCTTGATTGTATGACCTCTTTCAACTAATGTCAAGCAGAAGTCAAAATTACTTTGCACTTCTTCAAGTGCAAGTTCTAGGATGCCAGAGTTCATATCAGTTAAAGCAATAGGTTAGCGAATCAGAAGGCATACGAGATTGAAGAAACTCAACGATCGTGGCAAATCCCTCGGCACCTTCTTCTGTCCACTCAAACTGGACAGTCTCATCATATCCCTCATCATCTGAGACAATCACACGACGCTCAGAAAAATAGAAATAAGCGTGATCAATGAAATTAGGGGACATCATTTAGTTAAGCATGACGGGTAGACCATAAATTTGAGTGGGACCGAGGGCACACCCAAAGGCAGCAAGACCAGTACCACACCCATGAGAGAGTAGACCAGTTGTTACCTGATTAACAATAGCACCACTGCCGCCCGTTACAATCTCGCCTATGCCACCTGTTGGAGTGGACACTAGGGTCATATGAGCACCTGCACCAGAACCAGCAACAATGTCTGCCATTCCAGAGGCACCCTTAGTGCCTAGTGCCATACGAACATGCATCGAAGGTGAAACAGAACCGACAGGAGCATCCATCGTAATATCAACGATCGATCCATTGACCAAACTGTAAGAACCAGTGAATACTGGCATGGTCTGGAAGATCGCGATGACATCCATCCTACCACATGCTAGGAACGAAGTGATCCATGATGCTTCGTTGACAATCTCACCCGTTGCCTTGTTAGTGATGGAGGTAGCACTTGTATGGACATCGGGGGCATCGAAAGTAATACCTGAGATACCTTTAACTTTAACTTGGTTACCCTGAATGGTAACATCACCTTGATATGAGATGGAATGGTCACCTGCTTTGGTTTGTGTAGACTTTGCTTCTTTCTCACCTGCCTCAAAATCTAGATTCTTAGACGAAGCAACTTTTGAAAGACCTTCAATAGCATTTGATGCCTGCTTTGACCACTGGTTATTATCTTTACCCAGAGGATTGCCAGCACTATTGATACCTTTTGCTCTACCACCAGCACCGTTTGATGTGTGCTCGTTAATTGATCCAGAAACTTCCAGATGGAAGTCGCCCATAACTTTCAGATAGTAATCACCTTCCACTGTATGTACAAGGTTGTTCTTAACATTCTGAACCAAGTCGCGACCAATGATCTGTGTTTCATTACCAGGTACGTTAATATGTTCGTTACCAACTTTATCTTGGAAACTAGTAACACCACCAGGACCTGAGCGAATTCTCTTCTCTTTACCAGGTGTTGCATCATCAATATCTCTCGAACCATTCAAGAACATCTTGGTTTCCATTACATATGGATTCAAGTTTTGGAAGAATTTATCAAAGAAATTTCCACCTGTACCCTCTTCACCAAAATCAGAACAATCATCACTACTAGAACCACCAGGTCCATACAATGCACCACCAATATCAGAACATTCGGTGGTGCCAATTAATGGCATCCACCCCTTCGCTCGTGGTTTTCGTGCTTTCCTTCCACAATCAATGAACGATGCAAGAATATCAACAATTAATGCAATAATATTGAGTACATTACCAAAATTAACTAATGCAGTAAAATCAATAGTGAAGAACTTACTGACGGATGTTACAATATCGCTAAGTTTTTTGATAGTATCGATTGCCTTGATAATCGTATTGAAGATCTTAGACACCATCTTCAATACTTGACAGATCGCTTTCTGGATATTTTTAAGTGCCTTAGTTACATAGTCAGAAATTTGGTTAATAATTTTATTAACAGCATTCATTATATAATCAAAGATTGAGTCAGCAAAAGATCCAATGTTTCCTAATATATTACTGACTGCATCCAACCAACCAGGAACAGGCATACAGAAAATATTCTGAATGATATTCTTGATTAGTGAAATAATTGTAGTAACCACTGCCAAAGGAATAATCTTGGCAAATACAGATACAACCAAATCAATCTTATCTCTAATTTCTCTTGCTAAAACCTCCTTGATAGGAGCAACCATACCTGTAACAGCATTCACAACATAATTTGATACGTTGTTAAGACTACTAAGAATGTTATTACCAGATTGCACATGTCCTGAAATAACAGAGATAAGATCTCCTTCATTGTTAGCACCTAAGGAACCAATCTGAACACCAATATCATGTAGCATTCTACTTAGATCTTTGGTAAATGAAGCGTTATCGCCACCACCAACAGGTCCATGAATACCATCAGCAATACCACCTTCCATCGATGGTGGACCTAATGGGTTTGTATATACATTAAACGGTGCTTCAACTTCTGCTCTATTAATAGCACCACGCGCCGATTCTTCACCACCATCAGGACCACCAGGAGTAGCACCTTGACTCTTAGTAAAAGGATGACCCCCTTCTACATTCTCACCTGTAAATGATTTTCTTTGAGGTGATGTAGTTGCATACTCATCTTTATTTGCTTCGGTATCATCAGCAATAGTTGTTTTACTAACTTCGGTATCTAGACCATCATCTCCCGATTTACCACCACCTTGATTAGTCTTCTTCTTAAATCCACGGAATGCACCCATGACACATGGTAGTTGTGCTTCCTCACCATCCATAAAGAAACCCATCACAAATGCACCTACCTGCAATTCACAAGTAGATCCAGCGTTTTTGATCTGAGGTCTATCATTAGGCAGCAGAACTGTTGCCCATGGTAATGCTTCCGTTGGTAAATCTTCTAAGTATGACGATGATCCATCATCACTAGTCTTACCCTTTTGGTGCCAACCAACGATACGAACTTTAACTCTACCAGTCTGAGCAGGATCTTCTACACTCTCGACTTCACCAATCCACCAAGAGAACCCATCTCTACCTGCAAAGTCAGTCTTAGTTCCAAGCATTATGTTAACGTGTGATTTAAGTTCCTGGCATTATTTAGACGATCAAACTGAAACATCCCTTCATCGGGAGTTTTACCCCATGCAAACTTACCAGTATCAACGTAATATCCAGTATCTAATGAACGGTATACTTTACCATCAAATTCAATATTACTGATTACCTTGGTATTTCGCAATACACATTCATCTTGAACTTCACCAAACCACCATCCATTGAAGTATCCCCATTGTAGATTACATCCTGGTTCGTCAGTCTGTAAATTATGAGCATGGGTGATTACAGTGTGTTGATCTAGATGTTCTAATGTTAAATGATAGTGTCGATATGGAGTGTCTTCACCTTGATAGTTATACCATTGCTTCAATTCTAACACACTATCATCAATCTTAGTGTATAAGATATTAATCTGTGGCCATTTAGTAGGATTAGATTGCGCTTGTTTCTTATTCCTATAATGACCAACAATCATACTCTCAAATAAGGTCATACCATCCAGTAATAATCATTTTCTCTTCGTTGGGTGCAGGTATACCCTGGTGCATATGTGTCCAATCAGCAGGCCATACAAGAGTCAATCCTTTGGCAGGTCTAACCTTTGCTTTCTGTTGAGAGAAATATGTTTCCCCACCTTCTTCAATATCATTTAGGTATGTCATCCATGCCATGATTCTACCATTGCATGATGCATGATTCCTAGCACGTTCACAGTGTAGTTTCTTAAATCCTCCACTTGGTGGATACCATTGTATATTAAAATCTTCAATGAGATCCCACTCAAAACTTTTGAGTTGTGGAAAAAAGTCACAATAATTTTTAGTGACTAGTGCTAACTGATCAATGTAATCCGTTATTCGTTTATCTTTAATATATCTAGGAATTGTTAAGTCAATAGAATCCTTGATGTCTTTATCGACACCACCACCATGCTCTCCCTGTTCTTTGTCAAGGTAGTCGCATGTATTATAAAAATCAGTAACGCCGTCGCAAATCTCAGTAGGGATCTTTCCTCCTCCAATGAAACTATACGCGGCGTCAATGTCAATGTATTCCATAATAAGCTAAGATACTGCCCTTTCAACCCTGACAGTGTTGAGTATAATACTTTTCTTCTATCTTGTCAATCCTCATAAACCAGACACTCTGGTTCGGATGGATTACTGTCGCAAAACAGTTCCAATGGGGAAGGATCGTGATGATCTCCTGCTTCAATCTCTGCCTTATGATGTTCTGCGTACTGTTCTAGTTCATTCAATTCTCCTTGAATATGACGACGTTGATTAGGAGAAATCATAGGATTGTCAAGGATCTCCTTGTCCTTTTCGATATGTGTTTCGATATCTTTCATCAATCAATACTGTGTAGTTATTGTGATATTATTTATTAGTAGCAGGTAGAGAATCTCTGCACAAATATACCTCGGTCGTTATTCCTGTGTTGGTATACACATGTTTTAGACCTTTTACTAGGTATTTCCCTGAAAACATACGATCTTTTGGTAGTGTATTCTTGTTCTTTTGCTGTGAAACAGGTATCTTTACCTTAATTACAGCACCTGCAAACAATCTAGTGTTTCCTGGTACTCGAATTGTTAATGTATGAGTATTCAGTAACATCCAACGCTGAGTTGCATATGATGCTGCATTCAGAATACTTTCACTTTCTTCTTCTGCACCACCATCCATATTGGCATTGTCCTGTTGTACCATTTTTGGTAGAATTTTCACGCGAGTTCTAGTTGGATGCATTTCTAAAAACTCTTCAATTGCATCTACATCATATGGAAATCCTTTCTCCAATGTAGATGCCTTATCGAATAATCCCATCAGTTGTGTTACGACAGGACCCATTACAGTCCCTTCGGGACCGCCATCACTAGTAGTTGCAGTTGATTGTGGTAGCGTACTCATTGTTGGTGCTGCCATCACAATACCAAACGTTGATGTTTTGTATACACCGTTTCTAAGTTTCTCTAATTGGTTTGAACGATCAGGATACTTAACACTTTCAATCCTATACATGTCATCCACAGGACTATTATCATTTACATTCTTCTGCCCATAGACATACTCATGAATTGGTTGTTGCTCACATAACATATCAATGGATGCGAAGTTATATCCATGCTTATTATGAAAGAATAAAAACCCTGCTTGTCTTGCAGCAGTTCCATTCTTCTTAACGTTACCACTCTTCTTAGAACCCTTAGGTTTACTCAGTCTTGATACTTTATCAGTTAGATAAGCAATACAATCCACAGGTCTCCAATTAGGAGAGATTACATTCATAAAGGTATGACCTTCAATGAAGATCTCTTTGTTGGGAATTTTTAGATATTGCCTCAACATCTTTTGCACAACATCTTGTTTGCCATTTTTCACACCAAACATACCAAATGCTCGGTTTGCTTCGTTGTAATACATTGCTTCTGGTGCAAAGTGTAAGATATACATCTTTGCTCGTTCTTTCTTAATAACAGAACCAATCTTATACATCTTGAATGTTGCTTTACAGCGACCCTCTTTCTTTCCGTCTTCCTGACCAGCAAAGGTTGAGAACTCAATTTCTAGTTTCTCAGTCCCATATAGTCGAGTGTCTAAGTCAGTAGAATCTAGAATAGCAACATCCAATCTAATAAAGGGTGAATCAATAGATTCAAACCATTGAAACTCACTGATAACTGCTTTAATATCTAGTTTTTCCTCTTTACCACCACTACGCAAAAATAGATCTGCTTTTGTAAGTTTAAAGGACTTAGTGTCTGCCATTACGCTATGCTAACAGGTTCGTTAAAAATTTCTGATGTAAGACCAAACCTGGGTCTGGCGTAATCATTCGCTGGTATTATATATGGAGCACCACTACCACCTGATGATCTAGGAGCAGCAGAGGCAACAGTATCATTCCCTGGACCACCTTGTGGGGGTAATGTTGCTGCTGTAACTCCACCACCTTGTTTTGCTTCGGCAGTGGCAGCATCTTCCTTCTTCTGCATAGAAGTAAGTAGATCACTCGTTGATGCTTTACCACCATCCATTATTTTTGCATCCTTAGAATATTGCCCTAAGAGACTCATCTTGCTACCGATGTTCTCCATGACACTTTCAAAGGTGACAGGTTTCTTTTGTTCTTCACCACCACTTGTATCTCCACTACCTGTTGATGGTGTAGTTGCACTCAAAGTATCTGCTGATGTGCCCTGTTCAGTAGCACTCACACCATCATGAGCACCCCAACCAAAACCACCATATATCTTAGGAATGCCGTCCTTCATGGCAATATCACCAGTCTTATATTTCTTATTAGGATCAAACTTTGGATAACCACCCGCTTTCGTCTTTTGCATTGCTTTCATCAGATCACTCTGAGAGATGGATGCATGGTTTTTACCATCACCATCATATGCACCACCACCATGAGATTTTTGTAGTGCTGCCCATTCGTTAGCAAGATTATTGGCAAAGGCAACATCACCACCTTTATACTTACCTGCTAACCAACGATCACCACCTCTTGTTTTTTCAATCCGATAGACTGCCATCTTATCTTGATTGGCGGGTGTGAACTTATCTGTGTCATAGTTCAGACCAACATCTTCAACTAATTTCTTAAATACATTACTACCTTTGTATTGGGGCATGATCTGGTATCTACCAGCAGCACCAGTACCCTTACCCCTCATCGCCATATCTCTCACTTCTCTCATAGTCATATTAGTGATTGGTGTACCCTCAGATTTTGTATTTCTACTAGGATTCATTGCATCATAACCACCAGAGGTGTCAGATTCTCCCTTGGCGATAAGATCTAGGACAGGTGACCATTTACCACCCGAAGAGAATCCACCAGCGCCAGCATCATTAGCATACTGAGTCAACATTCCAGTGGATTTCCCAAAGAAATCCATAATTGCACCAGTAGACTTATATTGTGCCTCTGCTGCTGTTGATCCCGCCCCTGGGGACGCGCTAGGCACCCCTGAGGAGGATGTAGAGGTGGAACCATTGGGACTGGATACAGTTGTCTTTGCTCCCTTAACTGGTGCTACTGATCCTGTGGATTCTGCTACGGTCGAATCACCACCCATAAATCCTCTCGCCTTAGCGCGGATGATGTTACCACCAGAACCTTTTTCTCCACCCTTAGTAAGGTGCCAGAGATCCCAACGTGCTCCATCACCACCCCATGCCGTAGGACCATAGTTATCATTCTTAGGAAGTAAACCATCTTTACCAGATGCTGCCTCAGCATGAGTCATCACATTCTTAACATTAATATCATTAGGAGACCACCCTCTACTCTTAGCAATGTTGGCAATCTCTTTGGACATTGAAGTGACTTGATCATCACTAGGCCAACGATAATTACCTGCCCCACCTGCCATCGCAGCGAGAGACAGTCCAATACCTGTACTATTTCTTAAATATGTGTGGGCAACACCACCTCTTTGATCATAAGGGTGTGCTCGATATACACTACCATCACCTTGAATGATACCGTGGTACTTACCTTTCTGTTTGAAGTTACCACCACCAGCGGTCCAGTGCAAGAACATCTTGCCACCTTTCGCCATTCTATCCATTCCAGCAAGACGATTCTCTTCCTGAGAACCATCACGACGGTGATTCTTTGTACCTGATAACTTACCACCCTTAGCAAATGCAGGCAGACCATAACCACCTGCTTTCGCCTGCTGCATTCTCATATTGGTCAGACCATTACCACCCCTAGTTGCAGGAGTGTCAAATGGTACAACAAATGCATCTCCACCACCAGCACGTTTACCTACCCATTCAGTACCGTGACCGATGAATGATGTAGATCTACCACCATCAAGTGATACAGGATACCCAGATTGTGGACCATTGATCCATCCACCACCTGATGCTTTACCAACTTGACCACCTATTGCTTTGCCTTCTAACTTCTCAATTTGTTGTTTGATGGGTTTATCTTTACCCAACATCTTTTGAATAAAGTTGAGACTATCAAGTTGCTGCTGTAACTGTTTTGCTGTCTCTTCTTCACCTTTCTCTTTTACTAATTCTGCTACACTTTCGTCGGTAGGATCTTCATTAAATGCACCAGCAGCGGCAGCAATTGCGCCACCTGCTAAGAATGCTCCTGCTACCCAAAGACCTCTACCTTTAACAAAGGCAAACATTCCTTTGAATACACCAGTGACAGACTTGAATAGTGTACTAACAAATCCTGCAACACCTTTAACTAATCCACCACCTTTCGCTAGTTTAAAGAATAAACCAAGACCTAATTTCGCTACGGCAGCAGGAGCAAATATGAGTCCTAATGCTGTAACAAATTTGATAATACCGAATACACCCTCAAAACTTAATGGGTTATCTAAGAACTCAATGAGACCGTTAAGTCCCATCTTAACTAATGCACCATAAGTATCAATAAAGAACTTACCAATAGATTTTATTGTTTCTAGTAGTTTCTTTACTTTCTTGATATTTTGTGGATTACCTAACCATTCCATCAATCCATAAAGGAGTAGTGATTTGAAGATACCACCAAACAACTGAGCAATACCTTCAAAGAAACCTAATGCCCTTGCAGCAATCTTCTTACTCTTCTCACCAACAGAACTTTTTTTTGTTAATCCCTCTTGCTTACTTTCTGCTTTCTTATCTTGTTCTAGTCCTGCTGCTCTCTTATCTGCCTTTTCACTCTTCTTTAATAATTTCTTCTCTTCTTTAAGAGCATCTTCACGACTGTCGAGCAACCCTTGCTGCAATCCAAGACTTTTCACATAAAAACCCTTGAAGGACTTGTTCATGTCCTGAACTAAGACAGCAATACTATTGGTAGTCGCACCAAGACTATTGATTGCTTTGATATTTTTAACATAACCCACTTGGGGTTGAGTGATAGTCTTACCACCAACCTTTACAGTAATACCACCCCCCTTACCTGAAAATGTAGGAGGAGTTACATACTTATATAATCTTGCTTTGGTTTCTGCCATTTATTTCGTAAGAAGTGGTGATGCGGATGGACTACTAGATCCTCCTCCGCCGCCGCCTGTATTAACTGTATTAGTTTTCACAACAGGTTGCACAGCAATCATCATATTTGGTTTGCTTGGTTCTTTATCCCGACGAACTTTACTAGTAGACAGAGATTTCAATTTATCTGCTGTTGTATTTATCTTACTAGGGGGAGCACTTACCGTAGCAGCAGGTTTTAATGATTCTGCATAAGATGCACCATCAGCAAGAGGTCCAATACCACTCACCTTAGCAGCAGGTTTTAATGATCCTGCATATGCAGCACCATTAGCAACAGGTCCAACACCACTCACCTGTGCATTTGGCATACTTGTGGTTGTTGGCATAGATGAACCACCCATGACAGAAGTATCCTTAGCATACTGCCCCAATATACCAGCAGACTTCTTAAAGAAATCTACAATACTACCAGTTGATCGATATTCTTCTGTTGCTGATGGTTGACCACCACCTGCACCACCACTTTCGGCATTGCTACCACTTTTACCAGGACTAGATCCATCGTCAGTAGCAGGAACATCATCTTTACCCGTATCTGTACTAACAGCACCAATGTTTGCTCTCATCCAAGCATTATGAATGGCAGGTGTTCTGCCTTCAATATGAGCATGAACATATCCATTACCCATACCAACGGAGTCTTGGATACCGATGATAGTATTAGGTGTAACTTGGTCTCCTACCTTCACTTTAATCCCAGTCATATGACCAGAACGGAACATAGGACCAGACCCATCTTTAACCCTTACTGCACCCCATCCTTCACCAACAGAATCAACAGTACCAGTAACACCCGCACGGATAGGATGTCTATCACCCTTAGAGTCAGGTGATGCTGGATTACTCTTCTCAGAGATTAGATAGTCCCTAGGAATACCACCAGAACGAGGTACATTACCACCAGGTTTAGGATGATGATGTGGATATGTATCAGCATATCCTTTACCATCACCCATCATTTTGGGAGCGCCAGCAGGTGCTGTGGAGAACACATAGAGACCACCACTAGCAAATCTCTTGAATTGTCCCTCACCCTGTGTAGGAATATCAAACTTAGTGACAAGTTTCTTGGAGGTTGTATATCTAGGTTTAGGTAGATCTTTTTTCTTCTGCGATCCATCTTTCACTATACCACCCACTGCCATCTCAGGGAGATCAGGTGGTTTGATTTCTGCCGTACCATCACCATCATTCTCAGCGGCACCCATCAATGCCTCCATACCAGGCATTTCGCCATTAGGATCACGTACAAGTTTCCTCTGTGGGAAAGCACCACCAAGTTGCTTTGCAATTGGATCATCTATATCTTTTAAACCAGTCTTAGCAAGCAAACCAAGTAGTTGCTCTGCTGCCCATTCACCAGCGAATCCACCAGCAGCACCAGTAATGAAACCAGGAACACCACCAAATGGAGCACCAATAGCAAAACCAGCACTATATCCCAATAAACCACCTAATGCTTTCAGTATAGCGTTGATAGGTGACTCACCAAATACACCATAATCTAACAATGCCATGATAGAGGCAATCAGTGTATCAATACCACCAATCTTCATGCTGGATTTTGCAGCACCAAGAAACTCTCGCATGGTCTTGAATCCAGGATTCTTAAATCCTGATGCCAAGAAACTAACAACAGATTTTCCTGCCGTCTTTACCTGTTGTCCTTTTGGTAACTCAGCAAACTCGGCAATCTTCTTTGCCTGAGGATTCTTTTCTAATGTAGGTTTGATGAAGTCTTTGACTTTTGTAGTTACCTTTGCAGCAAGTGCCTTAGGATTCTTTGCCATTTCGACAACATCACCAAGACTTTTCCCTGCTCTCTTACCAAAGTCCCAGATGCCTTGACCCATGCCCTTGACACCATCAATCATGGCACCCGCACGAGCACCAAACCAATTGTTGAGTCTACCTACCTGCTTTAATGCAAAACTACCACCCTTTTTGAGTTGTGTCTTGGCAGCGCCACCAAGATCGACAGCACCACTCCAAAGGTTTCTGAGAGTGCCTACGACACCCTTGTTCTTTGCTGCTGTTTCTGCAACCTCATCACCAAGACCCATCGCTTGCTGGGTTGCCTTTTTTTGTGCCTGTTCAAGTTGAAAGGGTGATAACTTTGCTGTTGGTTTTACAGCAGGTGTTGGTGGTTTCTTGAATAGACCATTGATACCAGTCGCTGCTGCTGTAAACTTTTTAGTGATCTGACTACGAAGAGCCTTGATTCTCCTAAGTCTCTTCGCTTTCTTTATATCTTTAAGACGCTGCTTTGATGTTCTGCCATCTCTACCAACTCTCTTACCTTTCGGTTTTTTTACCTTAGGTCCACAACCTGCTTTCTCGGCAGCGTCTACCGCCTTGCCGAGACCAAACATAAATTTGGCATCACTTAGCAACTTCCATGGCATTAAGATGCGTGATCCAATGTGGATCGCAGCAAACCCTGCTAAGATTTTGAGAACACCAAACATTTTGTCGAGACCATTCTCGACCATACTCTTGTCGGGGTCATAACCAAATACATCAGTTATACCGTCCAGAACTGAACCAACACCCCAACGGGTGAACATACTGGCAAGATTCCAGATACCTTTAAAGAAATTTAATACCTTTGTTATCTTCTCTTTGTTTTTCGGATCGCCTAACCAATCCATCAAACCCATTAGGACGGGTATAGCAACTAACTTAACTAAACCACCAATGAGTAATGTCATTGGTTTTAGTAGTCCCTTCAACCACCCAAACCTAGACTTCTTTACCTTCTTTCCTTCTTCTTTTCCTAATTCGTGTTCACCCTTCTCGTTTAGTGATTCTTGCTTTTTCTCTGCTAATTTATCTTGTTGTAACCCCTTCTGTTTATTCAGTAAATCTGACTTTTTTTCAATTATATCTTTTCTATGCTTAGATTCTTTTTCCGATATATCTTTCTCTTGCTCCAAGAATCCAATTGTGGATTCTTGATACATACTAATTAATTCTTTGAATTCAATTAACTGAACTCCAATATTTGTTACAGCACCACCCATACGATTATGGGCAATGGTCATTTTCTTGAATGCCTTGCCCAAATCGTCAGAACTAACATCAGACGAAGGACTGATGTTAATATATTTTCTAAGAGTTGCTGCCATTAGAGATAACTTTTACCAGACTGTTGTTTAGACCGTTCTCGTTCTTCTTCTTGTAAATATGCCAGAAGAAGATTAGTATAAACTTCTCGTTCCCAAGGTATCATGTTTTCCAACTCGGAGAGGGAATACTTATGATGATGCATTAAGGCGAAATTAGTCTTGTAGTAATTTTCAAGACTATTATGCATCAGGGCTATGCGAAAAAAGATGCTAATCCTTCAAGCGTAACTGTATTCATCACCTTAGTCTTTGGATTCTCAACATCAAACTCATATACGAGTTTAGGCATGGTATCAAAGAATTGTTGAATCAATCCGAACTGTTCATTGTTCATCTGACCAAGGAAATCCTTTGCTTCCTGTTTAGTAAATGAATCGTAGGTTTCTTCACCTTCATATACTTTCTTGATGCAATTTGCAGCAAGATCAAACACATCATCAATATCAGGTTCGTCTTTCATGTTACGATCAACGAATGATTCCAAAGCGGGATATTTCATTTCCACTTTGACAGTTTCATTAAGTTTAATAATCTTTTTATGTTCCTTAGGAACAACTACTTCAACTTCTTCCAAGTTAATAGAAACATCAACCTGAGTTTCACCATCATCTTGACAGGTTACCTTAAACTCACTAACATCACCAACTGCCTTGGATCTAATCTTCAAGAATAAATACTCAATTTCAAATGTGGCAAGGTTATCAACTGTTTTAAGGTTAGTACAATCCTTCAAGATAGTCTTGACTGCTTTAAACATCTCCTTCTCGTTCTGGGTTTCCATAGCAAGATAGAGCAGTTTTTCCTCTTTTACAAGGAAAGGTCTATATACGACCTTTTGACCACTGATTGGCATTTTGCACTCATAATCAGGGATAACAAGAGTAGGAAGTGGCATAGTATGAAATGACGATAAAATTATTTATACACGTTACCCGATACTAAACCTCTGAACATCGGGATTACCCGAACCAGAGACTCTTTTACTAACCTCTTCAAAATTAAAAACTTGTTTTTTGCTCCTACCATTAGATCTCAGTGTTTTTGGTGATACCTGATCGAAACGATACCTCTCAAAATAGAACTGAACATCCATCTGCAAGAGATTAGTCTGTTCATTATCAAAATTCAATGTACTGATATTGGTAGGAAATGCACCATACATCTTCCACACTGCTGTTGCTTGTGAAGGGTGTACACCTGCTGATCTTGGATATCCCTTAGGTTTTAACTTAAAGTTTGCACCATGCTCCCACTTAATGATAGACATGTCGGTAACATAGTTATCATAGAATGCCACAGTATTGTCATTATCAGAAGCAGCAGCATTCATCCATTGCTCAAAAAATTGCCTATGTTGCATATCTTTTGTGACTAAGAATGAAATTGTGATCTCGGAATTAGTCTGCCCTGTCACAAATCGGCGCATCATACCAAAGTTATTAACTTCACCAGTCGTAATTGCTCTACTAGGTGCAGTTACAGTAGATGCATAATAATTAATATTTCTAAGAGTTTCTCTTGCACTAGTTTGAACACGTTGAGATGTAGTCCCGTTACCTGCAACAGGGTTAAATACTACTGGAACTGGAATAACAATTTGAAACAAATTACTAGTAGCAGGTGCTCCTGCACCAGTCGCTACTAAGTCGCGAAAAGCGTTAAATCTGTTAGGACTGTAATTCACTGTCTACTCCAAATGATACTACTAGGTACGTCAATCCAGCGTCCCACCACATCCATCGTAAACTGTTCTAATGGTAATGGTACTTTCATTTCCCTAAGATCCACAGAAGGTACACTTTTTATGTTGCCTGCGTTTGACATAAAGTATTTATGATGGCAACGCATAGGATAAGAGAGGGAACCCCCACCCCATGATCTACCAATACTAGTTCTGGTAGATGGTCGTAAGTAATGTAGATTACCACCAGAGAATTGCTTCTTGGGTAGATCTATATCAGTAATCAAAACCATGGGATATCTATCATAAAACTGCAATCCCTCAGTTTGAGCAGTATATGAGAAAAATATAACATCACCCACATTAAATCCTTTGGAATCTTCAAGTCCATACATGAACTGAGATCGATACCAATCTTTGGACTTCTTACTGCCAGCAGCAAGATCTTTAACATCGTTGAAGATACTCATACCTTTAATTCTTTTTCGGTCAGTATCATAAAGTTCATTCTTCTGTCAAGACAATACTCAGTTGCTGCTTTCCATTTAGCATCATTTACAGCATACGTCTTCACTTCACTTAAATAACGTTTGGTAATTCGTTTCTGCTTTTTCGGCGGTACAGTTTGTGCTGCTGGTTTAACTTCAATGATGTACTTCGCAGTCTTCCCAGTTTTAGTTCGTGCTCGCACATAAAAGTCTGGAAAATAACGATGGGGACGGTTATCAACAGGACTGATATATGGAATGACGATCTCTTCACTACCCCATTCAAGAACATTCTCATTTTTATCGCACCACATCATAAACTTTCTTTCCCACAAACTTCTATAAATAATATTTGTGGGATCACCTTTATACTTATGAGTGTTTGACGGTCTAAATTTTCCTGAATAACTCATGCCAACAAAATCAAAGACAAAAAAGAATAAACCTTCGACCGCCCAGAAGAAAAAAGGTTCTGATAAGATTGGTACTGATGGTGCTAGACTTATTTATCCACTGGAATTACCTCGTGGTCCCAAAAGAAGTGGCGATGGTGCTATATCACGTAGAAGTGTAGCACCTACTCGAAGTATAGATTATTTAAAATTCATGATCTATGATTCTGAAAAGAATAATCAATACACTTATTCTGGAAAAAATAAGGGTAAAGGTGCTGCTGATCAGATCATGAAATCTGTGTACATGTATCTACCTCATGATCTCACTGAAACATTTAGTACCACATACGATAAAGCAACCCTAGGACCATTTGGTGATGCTGTTGTCCAAGCGATGGCAACGAATGGGGAGGATATGGACGCAGTGACCGCAGCGATCCAACAGGGGGCAGTAGGAGCAAAACCAGAGATTGCGTTTAGTGCAGTCTCTAATATTTTCAATGGTATTAATAATTTTGCTGGTACTGATGGCAGTCTAAACAAAAATCAGTTAGCAGCGATTGCAAAAGGTAAAGTATTTAACCCATATCAAGAAACTGTATTCCAAGGTGTGAATTATCGTTCGCACAACTTTACTTTTGATATGGCACCACGTAATGCCAAAGAAGCAGAGAACATTCAGAAAATTATTCATGTTCTCAGAGATGCTATGCTCCCTGGTACTAGTGGAGATAATTCTCGATGGTTGACTATACCTCGTTTCTTCAAAATTCAATTGATTAGATACAACCCTCAGGGAAGAAGTACAAATGCACGAGGAGCAGGGACTATTAGTAAACCAGAAATGATGTCAACACTACTCACTTTTCCTGTGAATCTTGTATTGACTAATATGCAAATCAATATGACTCCATCGGGTCAACATAGTTCTATTAGAGGACTTGCTGATGATAATACAGACTTTGGACCTGCTTCTTATAAAATGACTCTTACATTTGATGAGACTGCATTCATTACTCGTGAAATGTACAACGACGCCAAAGGACAGTAATGCCACACTATTTTGAATTAATTCCAAACGTAAAAGTACGTGTATCGCCGTTTAGGCGTAATAACGTTGAACCTTATGTTGTTGCTAAGAATATCTTCCGAAGAATCAAACTTCGTGAGATAATTCAAGACGATATTTTGGGGTTTGACCAATATTCTGTTAGCAACAATCAAAGACCTGATCAAGTTGCTAATGATCTCTATGGAGATCCAGAATTGGACTGGGTAGTGTTGCTATGTAATAATATCATCAATGTGTATAATGAATGGCCCATGGATGAGCAGGAGTTATACAAATACGTTGAATCTAGATATAAAGGTGTTAATAGTCATGATCAAATTCATCACCATGAGACATTTGAAGTAAGATCTGATGATGGTACTATTCTTCTAAGTGAAGGCACTATTGTTAATAGCACTTTTAGATATACAAGATCAGATGGATCATTAGTAAACCCCATCGTATATCCAGTATCTAACTGGGAACACGAAAGGGCGTTAAATGAAGAGAAAAGTAATATTTGGACTTTACGGTCTTCGTATATAGAACAATTTGTTGATGAATTTGAAAGTCTTCTTGAATATGCACCCAATGAGGAAGTTGGTGATGGTGATAATGTTAAGATGACAGCAAATGCTGTTGAAGAGATATTCATTACCAGAAAAGCAACTTATTCGACAGAATATGGTATTACACCATCTATTACTTTTGCTGGTCAACAAGAACTTGGTTTGAGAGAAATTACTACAACTATTAATGCATCTGGTGCCTCAGTTTTGTCTTCTGTATCTGGTTCGGGAACATCATCGACAGTAGTTAACTCTTCTGGTGTTATTGCTGGAACCACAGATGCTAGCAGTACAACTAACACTAATACTAGTAGTAGCAGTTCCTCTTCTAGTTCTTCTTCTGGATCTAGTGGTGGGTACTAAGTAGACCGTTTTCACCCAACCAATGTAGAGTTTCCTTCATATCCCCCAGATGCTTGATACCAATCGAGACCTGGGGGTATGTTGCGTTTGGACCAAATTCTGCTTCAAATGATCGTTGAGTGAAATGATGATTTAGACGATATTCTAGAAATTCACCACCTAATGAGGATAGCAAAGATGCCATGCGCTCACACTCTTGACTACCATTTGAATAGATTACTGATTTCATCATAGTTTTTCTTTATAAGTGATAGTAATTTGTTTGTGTACTTCGTCTCGATTATCGCTGTTGTATACATTACAACGTTCAATCTTAGCATCTAATATATTTACAATATTACCAAGTTGCCATTCAACCGCATACTTCTTGAATCCATCGTCCATCCAAGTCTTATTCGATCCTGGTGTGTTAAAATCATCCATTATTCAATACCTGGTGGAAAAGTGTCAATCTCAGTCAATTCATAGTCCCAGTCTTCCATGACTGTATTGGCAAGAAATCTATCAGATAGCATTTCGAGTTCCTTCTCAGCATACTCTCTGCTCTCTGCTTCCAACCAAACGTCGATGACCTTACCCAATCTAAGTTTCTTGATATTGAGTTCAGACAATCGCTTACAGGCGTCTCTCACGGCGTTGCCAGGAGAGTCATCAACCTGTGATCGTAGTCGGATGAATACTAATGCTTTAAACTTCATTTCTTAGATTTTATCCAACAAGGTTTACATAACGAATTTGTCCAACTACCATCAGGTGCTTGGTGTCCTATCTGAGGTGCTTGATTCGCTGGAACCATTTTACCACACCCAACGCATTTTGTCTCCCACATTTTCATAATGTTCTCTCTAATCTGTTTGTTGCTTGGTCTGGAAAGTCTCTTGGACGACTATCACCAGCATTATCAGTTCTAGCAGAACCTTCATTTGCTTTCATAGTATGCTGATAGTTTGCTCGTTTGTATCTTAGACCCAATGGATCAGGCATCCAGTATGTTACTTGCCAATCTTGTTCAGGACATAATTCAAGATGCTTCTCTACTGAGTGATTGAAACTACCCATTTGAACGTGTCCATCATGAGTGATACATCTACCATCACCAGTGGGAACTAGGAACAATAATTTCAAAGAACTACCTCATCTGGATTGAGGTTTTTTACGAATTGCACAGGATCTTTTTCTGACTTGTGTACCCAATGATACTGCATCATCTCAAAAATAGGATTCCATGTCGGGATGCAGACATAATCCTTCATGTGTATTTTACTACCAGTGCTTTCAATTGCTTTGCTGACAATTTGTTCAATTGCTCTGTAAAGTGATCTAGTAGCAACTGCTTATACTCTTTCTTGGTCATATTTTACCAAAAGTTGTGTTTTAGTGAATTTACAGCAAGTTTCTCGTGAAATTTAATTAGTCTTTCAACTTGTTTCTTATCAGAACCACAAGGAGCATTTTTTAAACATCTAATAATACACTCCTCATCACTGATAGAGGGTTTAATAGTAAACCCCCATTTATCAACCTTTTCATGGGTTGGTGCTTCGCATGGATCAAATTCATGTGGCATTAGTCTCGCTGTCTCCAATCCGAAGGTTTGTCTTGTTTAAACCAATCTTTGATATCGTCAGCATCAGTAAATCCCGTTTTATGATTGGATGGGTCGGGATCACCTAACCCCATCCTATTCAGAAAATCATCTGTGCTTCCTTCTTCAATCTGTTGTGTGATTTGACGACGTGCCATCTTCAACATTTCATTAGCAGAAGTATTTGCCTTTGCGAGTTTGTTTGCCCAGATCATATCAGACAACTTTACTTCTTCTCCATTTGCAATGCATTTGCAAATGAACTCCATGCGTAGGCGATAAGCAGTTGATAACATTAATTACATCCATTATCATTCATATTTATGAAAAACCTCTGAGGTAAAAAAACACCCCGAAGTTTTTTTCGGGGTATTTGGTAACTAAAAGTCGAATTTCAAAATCAAGTCAGTACGATGATCATAGTAGTGACCATGACCATGGTGACGGTGAGGGCGTGTGATATGCCTGTGACCTGGGTGATCCCACTTACTATGGGGGTGACAATGATAGAGATGTTTACGTGGGTGTTCATGACAATGGTTGTGCCTGTGTCCGTAACGTCCATGTGCCTGAGCAGGTGCTGCTACAAGCAGAGCAGCACTAGCGGCGAGTAACAATACTCTTTTCATCAGTCCTCAGCAAGTTTAGCGAAGTAAGAGAGGTCGGGGTCTTCGTCCTCTTTCATTGATTCTACACTGCTTCCAAACCCGCTGGTGAAGTCAGGGGTCGATGCTTTAACTGTCTCCTCTACGTTGAAGACTGGATCCTGCTCTTCCTCTTCCTGCATACGAGCAGTGCGAGTCTTACCAAGTACCATATTCAAACGTGCTTCAAGATCAGTATAGGACTTGAAGTTCTTCTGATCAGTGAAGTCAGAGAGGGAATACTGACTGTTGTAGATCTCTTCCAGACGATCGTCTTCAAAGTCTCCGAGAGTGGCAGCACTACCAAACTCAGAACGATCATAGTTCCAGTAACCATCTTGCTTGACGATCTTCAATTTGAAGTCAGCACCTTGCCAGAAGTCAAAAGGATTGATGGGTGTCTCATCCTGAAACTGAGGTTTCATTGCCTCAACAATCTTATCGTGGATCTTCTTACCATACTTGTAAAGGAAGACACGACCTTCGTTCTCAGGATGCAAAGGATCCTTGACAACGTAGATGTTTGAGTAGTAAGACAGTTTACGCTTCTGCTTACGTGCAACCTCTTTATCAGAATCCAAACCGCTGTTCCAAAGAACACGATTCAGATCACCAACAGGATCTTTCTGATTGAGAGTAGTCAATGAGTTCTCAATGTACCAACCACCAGTACCTTGAAATGCATGGGACCAGATCTGTGCCCAAGGCAAGTCTTCGCCAGTTGGAGCAGGAAGGAAACGAATCACAGCGTAACCGTTACCTGCCTTGTCTACCTCTGGTTTCCAGAGGCGTTCATCGGGACCATTACCTCCCGAACCCTTACTCATCTTGTCCAGTTCCTTAGTCAATGCAGCGATAGATCCGCTGGACTTTTTGAGTGATGAAAATGACATCGTATTCTCCGTATTGTTTGTATTTGGTTTGGGTGTTGGGTCTTACGCATGAGACGGTCTCCCGCCTGGCTGCCCAACGAATGTATAGTATCAGTCTATGGGGTCGGTGTCAACCCCTGATTGTAAATTCTTTTTCCACCCAAGCAATTTGTCTTCCATCACTTGGAGGATTTGTAGGAGGTTGCCTTCCCCGTTGGTGTAAAGATTAGACACGGTGTCGATGCGTTGCTTCATCTCTTGCACCTCAGTCTCTTTATCGCCATCTTCTTCGACATAATTTGCCATCATTTCTATTCTAGAATAGAATACTTTCTGCTTGGCGATTAGTTCGAGTGTCTTATTTATATGTTCAATCTTCATCTCATCATCAAATCCCCCGAATTGCTGTGACATTCGGAGGAGTTCTGTATATGTGGATTGCAAATCGTTTAGTTCTTCTTGAACAATTTCTGATTTAAAAAATTCTTCTGTCATAGTTTAACTCCTGCTAGATCTGATACATTACCTACTACTCTTGTGTATAAATGAAGGGTACCATCTTGCTCGCATTTAAGATGCCAACGAGACATCTGCAATACTCCATCATAAGTGGCACCTGTTAAAAAGTCTTCCCCAGATTTGAGGATAGACTTATACATTCCATACTTTGTTTCTACCATACGAAATGCATCATCGATCCACTCATAGGGGGAGGACTCCCCTGCTGGTTCGTTTGATGCAATTGAGGTGTTGTGCATTTGCTTTGATTTTATCTTTAAGTGGTTTGCTAATTAATTTACTTACCATTTCCAACTCTATCTCATACTCTTCACAAACAGATGCTACTGCTTCGATGTAATTGATAAGTCCATTATTGTTTTGTACTGTGTGTTCCACCAGAGCACTGAATTTGTTCTGAGTCATGAAGTTTTCTTCTAATTCTTTCATCGATTAATACTCTCCTGAAAGTAACGGTATTCTTTGATCCACTTACAAAGAGTATCAATATAAGGTATCTTATCATACTTCTGAACAACTTGCATCTCTCCATTCTCAGCGACAGAAAGTGTAACAAGTTTAGTCACTTCACATCCAGTCAACTCCCAATACATGTATGCATAGGCAGATTCCTGAACAAAATACTTATCAAGAAAGGATTCTTTCTTTAAAGAACCAGTTGTTTTGAAGTCAATGATTGCTAACTCACCATCAAACTCAGCAATGCAATCAACACGACCAGCAATGCATAGGTCAGTAGAATAAAGAGGGGCTTCAATAATATGAATATTATCAATACGATCGAGAGTCTCACGAGCAAACCCAAAAAGGTACGAGGGCAGACCTTTGCTTTCCTTAACCTTTTGCAAGTCGCCTTTAAGGTAGTTCTCAACGATGCCATGATACTTTGTTCCTCTCCATGATGATGTACGTCTGATGTTCTGTGCCTCAGTCCACCCTACTCGCTGTTCCCACTTACGGATGCCTTCAATAGATTGATGACCAACAACAGTAGTTACTGATGGATACCAGTCACCATTAGGTGACTTATAAAAACGACCTTTCTCACTAGTCCTACTTTCGAGTTCATTGATCTCACCAGCAGGACCTACATAATTAAATGTCTTCATTAACTAAATCCAAGGTTGATTTTACTGACCAGGTACTCGCGAACGAGTCCAGATCTAACGATGTCTTCGATACCAAACTCAACACAATCAAATGATGGCATTGTCTGTAAGATCTTCATGAAGTCTAGCACACCTGTGCGTTCATTGCTCTTAATAAGGTCAGATTGAGTGTAGTCACCAGAGAAAATGATCTTTGCATCCTCACCAGTACGTGTGATGATGGAATCAAGTTCGTGGAAGTTCAAGTTAGAGAACTCATCCACAATGATGACGCATTTGTCAAGGGTTACACCACGAATGAATGATGTAGACCAGAATGATATGGTCTCTTGTGCTCTAAGATTATCATAGAGCATTTCAAACTGATTGTCATCAGGCATAGTGAACATGTACTTAACCATGTTCTTGTAAGGAATCTGATATAGATTACTCTTATCCTCATGATCACCAGGCAAGAAACCAATCTC